GAACGATGCCAACCTGGGCGATGCCGACCTGAGCGGTGCCAACCTGCGCGATGCCAACCTGAGCGATGCCAACCTGGGCGATGCCAACCTGCGCGATGTCAACCTGCGCGGTGCCGACCTGCGCGGTGCCAACCTGGGCGATGCCAACCTGCGTGGTGCCAACCTGCGCGGTGCCGACCTGAGCGGTGCCGACCTGAGCGGTGCCAACCTGAGCGGTGCCGACCTGAGCGGTGCCGACCTGCGCGGTGTTCCCAAAATTCCCAACATACATCGCGCGGTTTTCGAGGCGGCGAGCGCACCCAACGCCCTCGATATGGGCAATTGGCACGCCAAAACGGCCTGCGGCACGGCGCACTGCCGTGCCGGATGGGTTGTCACGCTGGCGGGTGATGCGGGCAAGGCGATGGAGTTCTGCATGGGCACGCCCGCCGCAGCGGCTCTGATCTATCTCGCCAGCGACCCCAAGATCGAGCGCATCCCGGATTTCTACTGCGACAACGAAACGGCGCTGGACGACATGAAGCGTCTCGCTGATGCGGAAGCGGCATTGACCACGACAGAAGCTCAGCAGCACGACTGAGCCGCACTACAGGGCACGGCGTCTCAACCCCAGTTGGAGCGAGACGAACATGACCGAAGATATTTGCGCATTGAGTTGTTGGGAGCGTGACGACCTTCATCGCGGCATCCGAGCGGGAAGGCTCGGCGATCCGTTTGATGAACACGAAGCGACCTACTGGAAGCTGGGCTGGCTCTTGTATCGCGATACCCACCCGCAACGCGAACAGGAAGACGACACATGCCAGACGGTTCATTAGGCGACATCGAGGCTGACGTTGAGCGCGCGGAGTTCGCGGCGCTCCTTGACCACTGGTTCAAGGTCGCCGCGAAGTTCCCGCCGCCCGCCAGCGACCCGGAGCACGACCGGGTGCACCAGGCCCGAGCCAACGGGTGCTCGCTATGAGCGAGTACCCGACAGCGGAGCAATTCGCTGCGGATAATTTCAACATTATCCGTAGCGCCGATCCAGAGACGGCCCGCAAGCTGTTTGATTGCGTCATCGATTACGCGCGGCAGAAGGGCCGGTTTGACGGGTTCATGGAGTGCAAAAAGGCACTCGCAAAGCCCGAGCCGAAGCGCCCGCACCTTACGGTGGTGAAATGATGGACCCGAACGACATTCCATTCGACCTGCCCCGGCGCGCGGATCATTTCCGGCAGATCAAGGACCGCGCCAAGATCGGCGTGATCTGGGTTGGCAGCGTTCTTCTAGCGGTAGCGTTCTGTTTTGTCGGGTACGGGCTGGCACAAATAGGGGCGCTGTGATGGACAACTTCGATCAGGACACGGGCGAGGTCATCGACGCCTCAATCGTGGAAGCAAAGCCGAAGCGCGGCCGGAAGAAGAACGCCGCCGCAAAGAATGCGGTGGCCAAGATCGCTCCTGCTTCGGCTGTATCGGCCCAGGACGAAGGGGCGGCAATGTTTGGCGCGATTGAGCGCATTATGACCGACCCAAGCGCCTCGGTTGAGCGAGCCCACCAAGCATTCGAGTTCTATCAAAAGGTGGAAGCCGCTCGCGCCCGCAAGGCATTCGACGCCGCGCTCGCCGACGCCAAGGCAGAAATACCGCCGATCATCAAGAACCGCACCGTCTCACACGAAACCAAGTCGGGCGGCACCAAGAGCTACAAGCACGAGGACTTGGGCGATATAGCACGCACGGTTGACCCAATCCTGAGCAAGCACGGACTGTCCTATCGGTTCCGCACGACCTCGAATGCGAACGAGCCGATTTGCGTAACATGCATCGTTTCTCACCGGCTCGGGTACTCTGAGGGAAACAGCCTCTCTGCCGGTCGCGACGACACGGGCAACAAGAACAGCCTGCAAGCAATCGGTTCCACGATCACATATCTGCAAAGGTACACGCTCAAAGCCGCGCTCGGCCTCGCCGCGTCAACCGACGATGACGGAGCGGCGGTCAGTGTCGCGCCAGAAACGATCTCGGACAAGCAGGCCGACACCATCCTCGAATTGCTGGCGCTGACCAACACGCAACCGCCGCCGTTCCTCGCGTGGGCAAAGGTCGCAAACGTCTCCGACATCAAGGCCAAGGATTTCGAGAAGGTCGTCGGGATGCTCAAGACCAAGCACGCTAAGATGGAGAAGGTGTCGTGATTGTCCTCGAAGTCACCCAGGGTAGCGACGAATGGCTGCGCGCCCGCTGCGGCAAGGTTACGGCCAGCCGCGTTGCTGACGTGGTTGCCAAGACGCGGACAGGATGGGGCGCTGCCCGCGCCAACTATGCGGCAGAGCTTGTCGCTGAGCGGCTGACCGGCGCGCCCGCCGAGAGGTTCACAAATGCCGCCATGTCGTGGGGCACCGAGAAGGAGCCCGACGCCCGCGCTCTTTACAGCTTCATGTCTGGCGTCGAGGTCGTGCAGATTGGCCTCGCCCTGCACCCAGCGATAGACATGGCGCTCGCGTCACCTGACGGGCTTGTCCTGGGCGATGGGCTTGTCGAGATCAAATGCCCTAACACGGCAACGCATATCGAAACGCTTCTCGGCGCCGAGATAGACGGCAGGTACGTCAAACAAATGCAATGGCAAATGGCCTGCACGGGGCGCCAGTGGTGCGACTTCGCCAGCTATGACCCGAGGATGCCCGCAGAAATGCAGCTTCACGTCCGCCGCGTTGAGCGCGACGACGCACTAATCAAGGAGTTGGAGCGCGAGGTCGTTTCGTTTCTGGCCGAGATCGCCGAGACGGAAGCCAAGCTGCGCAAGCTCTATCAGCCGATTGAGGTCGCAGCGTGAGCCGGGCAACAATCATTCTCGGCGGTGACGCCTCACGCCAGAAGGCGGCGGCCTGGGTGCATAGCGCGCCGAGCGGGACGCGCGTCGATTTCAAGGCGACCCGTCGGTCAATCCCCCAGAACGATAAGCTCTGGGCGATGCTCAGTGATGTTGCCCAGCAGGTGCCCTGGTACGGCCAGAGGCTATCGACGGGGGATTGGAAGGACATATTCACGGCATCGCTTCGGCAGATGCGCTTTGTTCCGGGCCTCGACGCGGGGACCATGGTCCCGCTCGGCCTGCGCACGTCCGACATGACCAAGCAGGAGCTGGGCGATCTTCTAGAGCTTATCTCCGCCTTCGGCGCCCAACATGGCGTGCGCTTCGGCGGTCAGCAGACGGAGGCCGCGTCGTGACCGAGCGCAACCCCTTCGAGACGGTCAAGCGCAAGCCGCTGACGACATTGCAGCGCGCGAGGATGTTCGCCGCGCATGGCGGGAAATGCTGCCTCTGCAAGTTCCAGATCGGCGCGAACGAGCGTTGGATCGACGAGCACCTAACCCCGCTCGCTCAAGGCGGCGGCAACGATCTTGAGAACCGTGGCCCAGCGCATGAGAAGTGCGCCCGCCAGAAAACGAAACAGGATGCAGCCGACCTGTCCGCGATCCGCAACGGATACGCGAAGCGCGTCGGAGCCAAGGTCGCCAAGTATCCGATGCCTGGCAGCCGCAACCATCCTTCTGGTCTGCGCAAGAAAATGGATGGGACGGTGACGCGATGGTAACGCTCCTGGATCAGATCGCGCATTTGGAACGCCTCGCCGACGAAATCGGCCCGACGCCAGAGCTACGCGCTGCGATCAAGACCCTGAGAACCATTTACCGATTTGAACAGCCGGTGCGCGAGACGCTTGCGAAGTGCATCGAGGCGACAAGGCACCCGGCAGCAGCGGCTCTGTTGAACGAATGGCCTGACGTTCAAGTGAACGTGAGGGAAGTCACCCCTAAATCTACCGAGGCACCATAATGGTGCTCTCAGACATCAAAATCAGAGCAATCGGCATGGCCTTCGAGGCCGAACTGCGCGGCGACTACACCACCGGGGACCGTGGATATTCGGTCGTCATCGCCGGCTGTGGCGCGACCAAAGACACAGCGCGAGGTCAGATCACGGACGCGCTCAACGCCATGGGCCTGGACATGGACATGCTTCGCGAAGTGGGCGGTTGATAATGCGAGAGGGGGAGAGCATGGACGACGACAAGCCAGCCTGGTCGGTCAGCCGCCTCGCCAAGAAATGGGGCTGTGTGCCGAGCACGATTTACAAGATGATAGACCGAGGCGAACTGGATGCCTTCGGCATCGGCAAGCGCGGGGTGCGCATCACAGACCACGAGAGGCGTAGATGGGAAAGCGAAAACAAGAAAAGCACCGCAATGGAGACTGCGCCCTCGGATGGCGCACTGAGGACGGCATTACCGTCGCAGTTGCCGACTACCGCGATGAAAATGGTAAGCGCAAGCGGGCGCGGCTAGGGGTTCCGTTCGGGCGCATCGACGAGGCCAAGGCCGCGCTTGATCGCTTTGCGGAAGCGCGGCGGGCCGTCCAGAAGCAGCAGGCGTCGTATCTCGTTGCCGAGCTTTGGAAGTTGTGGCTCAAGGAGCGCGAGGCAGACCGTCTAAGCAACGCCATCTATAAGGCCAACTGGGTTGCGCTCGGCCCTTTCTTCGGCCCCCGGTCGCCAGAGCTTCTGGCCGCGCAGGACTATCGCGACTATGCCGATGCACGCTTCAAGCTCGGGAAAGCGCCGTGGACGGTGCACACCGAGCTGGTTCGCTTGCGCGCCTGCCTCAAATGGGCGGCTGACACGCACCTGATAGCGAGACGGCCCAAGGTGTGGGTGCCCCGCCCCGGCAAACACCGTGATCGCGTTCTGTCCATTGATGAGGCTAAGTTGCTTGTCGAAGGTGCGAACGGCGGCGACCCTCACGTCTATCTGTTTGTGGTTCTCGCCTTCGCGACCGGAGCGCGGCACATGGCGATCCTCGATCTCACCTGGGACCGCATCGACTTCAATCGGGGCGTGATCGAATTTGACGAGGACTTGCCGCCCGACCCAATGTCAAAGGCGTGGCGCAAAGGCAGGGCGACGGTTCCCATGAACAAGACCGTTCGCGCGGCGCTAACAACGGCCCACAAGGGGCGCCAAACCGTCCACGTCATCGAGCACGGCGGCAAGCGTCTCAAGAGCATCCGTGAGGGCTTCGCGGCGGCGGTCGCCCGCGCCAAGTTGAGCGACAAGATAACGCCGCACACGATCCGCCACACCGTTTCGACCTGGCTGGAAGCGAAGGCAGTCGATGACCGGCGCCGGGCGCAGCTCCTGGGCCACGCGAACCCGCTCACAACGAACAAGGTCTACACGCACTCGTCGCACGAGCTTCTGACGGAGGCCGTTTCGCTGCTCGATGCGGAGTTTGCCCCGTTACCCAAAATTGCCCATTCCGAGGCCGAAGCGGGCTCCGATGAGGGTCTGGAAAGCTCAAAGTCCGTCCCAATGGGACAGAACCAAGACGGGGCTTCAAATGCCATTTAGGCCAAAAAACCCTTATGGTGCGGTCGAGAGGACTCGAACCTCCACGGGTTGCCCCGCTACCACCTCAAGGAACCGCGCCGAAGTTTCCCATTTGAGTCCGTTGCGTTTTTCTAATCACGATGCGGACGATTTTGGTGCCGGTTCTTCCCCCGTTCCCACAAATCTGTCCCAGCGGGACAGTCGTGCCTCGAAGCGCGCACCCGCAAATCAGTGTAAGGTATAGATGCATAAAGATGCACTCGAACTCCGCGACGGAACGCTATGAAAACCTTGGCCGTCTCGTCCCTAAAGGGTGGCGCTGGTAAATCAACCACGGCAGCCGCATTAGCCGTCGAGGCCGCGCGCCGTGGCGAGCGCGTCGCGCTGCTCAACCTCGACCCCCAGGACACGCTTGAGCAATGGTGGGAGCGCCGTGGCGAGCCAGAGAACCCGGCTATCGTCAAGGTGCAGGGCTCGCTTGCCCGCTGCCTCGACGGGCTAGAGGAAGAAGGCTGCACGCTCGCGATCCTCGACACACCGCCCGCCATAGTCCGCACGATCACGGCCGCCATCGGAGCGGCTGACCTGGTTGTGATCCCAGTGCGCCCGTCGATGCTCGATCTTGAGTCCACAGAAACGATGATGGAAATAATCGAGGGCGAAGGGAGCCCCTTTATCTTTGTGGTCAGCGCGGCGCCGCCACAGGGGCACGCCGGGGACCAGCTCGCCACTACGCTGCAAGTGTTCGGGTCCGTCGCGCGCTCGCATATCACCCACCGCGCCGCGCACGTCAGAGCCATGAGCAAGGGCGCCACGGGCGGCGAACTGGACGACACGGCCCAGAAGGAGATCGCCGCACTCTGGAAAGAGGTCGCCGCGCTGCTGCCCAAGGAGCGCGTGTGAGCAAAGATGACCTGTCAGGCATGGACCCCGACGCCGTGGCAAAATTCATAGCGGGGATAGCGGCATCGAGGGCCGAGCCTCCTGCAAAACGGGGCAGGGCTAAGAAGCCGTCAAAACTCGCCGAGCGCGTGCGCCGCGAGGAAGATGCGTTCCACTATGGGGACGGTCGCCGCCGCCGCTCAGGCCAAGCCGCCGCAACGGTGCAGTTGAATTTCAAGGTGCCGATGGAGCTCAAGTTGGTGATACAGACACTCGCCCAGAAGAAGCGGGTCGGCATGACGGACATCATCACAGAGGCCGTCTATCTGCTGCAAGAGCAGGACGAGAAGGCAATAACTTAGGTCGCTGAAGCAATGCAGATCGGCGAGCAGTGCCAGAAATGCGGCAACGATTTTGACCCGCTGCACCCGTGCAAATGCCGGGGCATGGGCGACCAACTCTGCGAGCATGAAGGCGACCCGGCTTTCTGCCCCGTCTGCGTGAGTGAACGCTATGAGCGAGCGCTGCGCGAGATAGAATTGCGCACCGCCGCATACAGGGAAAGCGACGACTGGCCGCTCGTTTCTGGCATCAACAGAGTGGCACGATCCGCACTTGGAAAATGATTCACGCAAAGGGCGCCCAATGATACGCTTCCTCGCCTTCATATCCGGCCTCGCTGTCGTCAGCGCCGCGACCTACTGGAACGTCATGATCGCAGGTGGCTTCCAGTCCGAGGGAGCGCCGCTGATTGTCGCCGTCGCGTTCCTCGTTCTGGTCGGCGCGGCAATCGTCGGCTACGGGTACGCCAACGGGGGATGGCTCTATGCCACCGGCCTGCTGTTCGCCATCGTGGTGGGGGAGATTTATTGGGCGGCAATGAACACCGAGCGCGAGCTGCAAGCGATGCTCCGGGACGCCGCGCCAATCGTCCAAGCTACCGAGGCACACGCCGCCGCCGAGAAGCGGGTTGCAGACGCGGAGATCGCAAAGAGGGCCGCTGATGCAGCGGCGATCTCCAAGGCTGCCGAGAAGGGCTGCGCATTGAATTGCAGGACGCTACTGGGGAACACGCAAGCGGCGGCGGACCGGGAATTGGTTGCGGCGCGGGTGGCGCTGGACGCTGCGCCCCGGCCGCAGGCGCGCTCGGCGCTTGCCGATGAGCTGGGCATGAGGCCCCAGCGGCTCGCGCTAATCCTCGCAATCTTCCGGTCCATCACCGTGCTCGGAGGATCACTCGCGGTCGGGCTGGCGCTGCACGGCAAGAGGAAGGTTGCAGAGACTCCGAAAACGGTCGTGGAAGTCTCCCACAAGATGGCTGACGTTGCCGCCTTCGCAGCGGAATGCCTTTCCCCGGCCCTAGGCGCGTCCGTGGAGTCGAAACGCCTTTGGCTGGCCTATTGCCAGCACGCCCAACAAAAGGGCCTCAGCGCGCTCCCCAGAGGGCAATTCGACGAGGCCCTAGTTGCACTCTGCAAGGCTGCCGAGTTGACCATGCAGCAAGGCAAGGTGCTCGGCGTGAAGCTCGCGGCTTAGAACGCCCACGCCATTGCGCGGCCAATACCATACCCGATGCAGCCCGCCACGTTGAAGAACACCATCGCCCAGCCGCCCCGGCAGGCCCACGTCAGCCCGAGATCAAAAGCCCCCTTATAGCCGTTGCCAGCCTTGCGGCGGGCGTCCCCGGCAGGCAAGCCGTCACTATCGCGAGCCCCCAGATCACGACCAGGAGCAGGAGGCGGCGGAGGTAAATCCGTGCAATCTCCGTGTAGCCCTCCAATCCGGTACGCCACGCCTCCAATGCGGACACGCGGGCCGACAGAGCCGCGTGCTCCCGGCCCTGTAGCCAGGAGGCCGGGTCGAAATGCGTCTCTGGGTTCCGCCGCATTCATGTGATCCCCGCGCCCCTATAAACCGCCCAGTGATTTATGCACGGTACTGCGCGGATCAAACGACGCTTTCGGCTTTGGCTTGGGCTTGGGCTTGCGTATCAACGTGTAGTCGCGATGCGCGGCCACCCATGTGCGTTTCTCGACCTTCTTCGCCGTGTGGAAATACATCGAGCCCGCGACCACGGCGCTAACCACCAGCAAGGCGAACACTGCCTTCGTGCTCGTGGCGATGAGGAGCGCACCGTCGCGGAAATTCTCCCACGAGAGGCGGATCACGTCGCCAGCCATGTTGCCGACTGCGGACGCTGCCGGTCGGATCGCCTCCGACACGATGTCCAGCAGTTTGTCGAGACCGGCATACTTGAGGGTGAGCAGGACGACGACGATTGCCGTGGCGCTGCCACCGAGGCCGAGCCACAGCCACCAGGATTGGAGCATGTTAAGCATTGGCGTTGTCTCCATCGGCGGCGGGTATCTTGAAGCCGCTCGGAACGTAGCGCCCTTCCTTGTGGGCTTGCAGCAGGTTCCACTTGAAATACTTCGCGAGCACGTAGGCCGATCCGAGCGCGCCCAGAACGGCGAGCGTGCGCCAGTCGGTGAGGAAGTCCCGCGCGCCCTGAATGAACGTGACGGCGCTGGCCCAGCTCAGCCCGAGGTATTCGCAGAACGCGGCGTACCGCTCGCCCCAGGTGAGAGCCCGCGAGTTCTTGACCACGGCCTTTTCCTCGGTGCGCTTTGCAGCGACCTTGGCGACGGCTGACGTGCCGGGTGCGAGTTCGAGAACGCGCTTCATCACCGGAGCAACGCCAAGCTGCGGATCAATGGCGCTCGCCGAGTACACGCCGTCACGGATATACTTGCCGCTCTTGTAGAACTGCGATCCGGCCCAGACATAGGGTGACGGGCGACCCTTGGCTCTATATCCGGTGCCATTGTAGCGTTCCGCCGCTTCGCACAGCGCGCCCATGCTCATGTCCGCCATGTCCGCGAAGCCGTCGAATTTGAGCGCGTCAATCGCCGCTTCTTCCCACGTCGCGAACGGACCACGACCGCGAGGGACGAGCCGCGTCTTGCGGTTGGTGCCGATGATGAGTTCGCCGTTGTGGAGGCAGCCCCGCATATTGTTGTCGCACTCGCGCATGTGGAGCGTTCCAACGAAGGCGGCCGGGACTCCGGTCTTTGCTTCCACGGCCTTGTAGGCATCCCAATTCTTGAGGATGCGACGGGCAGCAGCATCGACCGCGCCGGGACGCGTGATCGTCATGCTGTCGTATTTCTGCTGGTAGTCGGCAGCGATTGCCGCTCGCGTAGCCATGATGCGCCTCTGCGGTTTCAGACAGACGCGGGACGCAACAAAATGTAGGTAATACCGTGGGCTAGAAAATCATCTTGACAAACTAGATTAGCACGCTGGCGACTCACCGGCAAAGGGTTAGTGAGTATCAACCTCCGCGCCCGCGCCTGTCACGCCAGCCGTGCGTGTTGATATAGACGGCGGTCGATGCGTCACTGCTGTCGAGGCGATAGCGCACCTGCCCCGACGTGTTTGTTCTTATCCAGTCGCTCGTGCGGCCGTCCTGTGCGCTGTTGCCACCAGTATGAGAACCAACCGCGCCGGTTGATGCGTTGGGCGAGGCATCTGTGAAATCGAGGTCTGTCACGATGATGCGCGCAGCGGCCGATGCCGCCTGCAAGTGGATCATCAGGTAGGCGTAAACCCGGATGCCAGTCGGGACGCTGAGCGTTGAAGTCACCGCAGACGTACCGGGGTTTGTTGTTGCCACGTCCTGCACGCCAACCTTGCGGCGGAACTCGTCACCGTCCTGGACGAAGGCGACGATTGCGCCGCTTTCGCGCAAGATCGAGCCGATGCGGCGCTTCTGGTCGTAGTTGGTTGGCATCGTCGGCGCCGATGCGCTCAACGAGAACAACGCATCAACCACGCCGGTATCCGACCGCTTGATGAGCCATACGTGCCAAGTGCCGTTAGCAATCGAACCTGTGTCGCGGCCCCCGGCGTTCGTGCCAACCGCCCACGCCGCGTCGAGCTGTTTCGTGAGCGTGGCTGCCAGTGTCATGTCGCCCGTGTTGGCCGCGTTGCGACAGGTGCCTTCGGCGATGTCGATGTCATTCGTCGCATCGGTGCCGTTGTTCGCAAGGTTGAGCCCTGCGATCCAGCCGCGCGGTTGGATGCCGGTCCAGATGCCGGTGTTGTCGCACTGAGCGCGAACGTTGCCCTGCCCGTCAGCAAGCACGATGTTATTGGACAGGGATGAGGACGGGGACGTGTACGTCCCGATGATCGTGTTGTAATCCCCCGTCGTGATACCCATGCCGGTGCCACTAGAGGTAATCACTATGTTGTTGAAAGCGGACGTGAATTGATAGCCCGCGCCGTATCCGATGCACACGTTGCTGTTGCCAGAAAACGCGGCGTCCGCGAGCGTGAAGCTGCCCCATGCCGTATTGTTGGCGACCGCTGATGACGGGTTAAGCAAAGCACCGTATCCGCCAGCGGTGTTGTAATTGCCGAGCCCGACGCCCGTGGTCCCGAGGCCAGCCTTCCACCCAATTGTTGTGTTGCCATTACCCGACACGTTATAAATCTGGGCCGCTTCGCCAAAGCCGGTATTGTAGTTGTTGTCGTAGATGTCCTGTCCGGCCTCGAAGCCGCAGAACGTATTGTAAGAGCCCTTACGAATGTTCGTGAGGCAGCGCCAGCCGATACCGATATTGTAATAGCCTTCGAGCGCGGTCGTGTGCGTGAGGCTCGCGCCGCCGTCGCCGATGAAAAACGATGACGTGACAAACCCGGCCGGAAAATAGAGCACGCGGTTCGTGCCGTCCGCGTTGGTGATAGATACGAGGTCGCCGGAACCGGAATAGTTGCCAAGCGACGAGCCGCTACCACCGCCGCTACCACCGCCGCTGACCGCGCGCCAGCGTGACGATGTGCCGTCATACTGAAGCATCACAAAAGCGTCGGTCGCGAGCGCAATATCGGCCGTGAGTGCAAAGCGGTTCGCCGCCGTCGATGTCACATCATCCTTGAGCGTGATTGTGCAGGAAGATCGTGCGCCCAGCCGCGCCCGCCGCGATGCCCGTAAGATTGACCGCGCTCGATGCCGCCACGCGAATGACGGAGGCCGTCGAAAACCCGGTCGGCGCCCAATCGTCGGTGTTGGCGGCGAGCGTTGTCGGTGTGATGATGCCGGTGAACAAGGCCGCTTGCGACAGCGTGGCGTTGCCCGACAGCGTGGCCCCTGAAATCGTCGGGCCCGTGCCGAATACGAGCGCGCCCGTGCCCGTCTCGTCGGTTACAGCAGCAAGAAGGTTCGCGCTCGACGGCGTTGCAAGGAACGTGAGAACGCCGGTCCCCGCGCCGGTCAACTGCGCGGTCGGGTAGCCCGTGCAGTTTGAAAGCGTTCCGCTCGACGGCGTGCCGAGCACCGGAGTAACCAGCGTCGGCGAGGTCGCGAACACAAGAGAGCCGGAACCCGTTTCATCGGTCAGGAGCGACCTGAGATTGGCGGAGCTTGGCGTTGTCGCGAACGTATCGAAGCCGGACGCCCGCGTGATGGCGGCCCACGAGGTCAGGTCGGCATCAAGCGGCTGATAGGCCGCCGCGATCTGCGCCGTTGTCGAATACGAGGACGGGTTGACGCCAGCCCACGCGGTCAAGTCCGCGTCATACGCCTGGACATCGGTCCCGATCACGAGCCCGAGCAAGCTGCGCATGGCCGCATAATTCGCAGCCGTCACGAGGCTCTGCGCATTGGCTGATGGCGTGAGACTGGCCCAGGTCGTGAGGTCTGCGTCGTAGGCTTGGACGTTGGTGCCGATGGTGAGCCCGAGTGTCGCTCGTGCCGTGGCGGCGTCCGCATCGTCAATCAGCGTCAAGATGTAGTCGGAGACGACAACGGTTCCCGCATCAACGGGAGTGCCTAGGTTGTCCAACGCCGTGCCGTCACTGTTCCAGCCGATGATTTGTCCCGCCGCCGCCTCGGGAAGCGCGATCTCTCCCAGCGCCGCAAGGGACGCCACGCTCTGCATGACCGAGCGCCGCGTGAAGTGCCGCAACTCCTGCTCGACCAGAGCGCGCCGGTCGTAAGCGCCCTCGATGGTCTTTGGCGGGAATGCGTCGTTGCTGGAAAACGTGGTGCCTTGGGTTTCTGCCGTCACGCGCTCGATGCGCCACTTGAGGCCGGACGCGGGAGCGACAAGCGCCACGACTGCACCCGTCCCCGGCGTTGCAATCGGGTTGTCGTCGCCATCTACGGCGCCGCCCGTCACATCGTAGTGGGTTGAGATCGTCTTGACCGTCTCGGCGCCTGTTGCCGTGACGATTTCCGTCACGAGCAAATCGCCTTCAGCGAAAAACTCCCATGTAACTGGGAACGATGTCGTCACCCCGTTGCAGGTGTAAACCAGCGGTGCGTAAACCTGTGAAACGCCCATTATCGTTTCCCCGATGGTACGGCGCCAAGCGCGCGACTGGTTGACTGTTCCATTTGCCGGAACAGCCACGAGAGATAGAAAAGATTTTGCAACGGTAGGATGCGCCGCAACGCCCGCACATCGCTTTCATGCATCGGCTCGTTACTGAACACATGGCTGAACGTGTCGGCGGTCGCGCCGCGCAAATCGTTGAGCGTGCCAGCCGTAGGCCCGAGCACGGCGTCGAGCCAATTGCGGGCGGCATAGCGGGAGATCGGTTTTCCGGTCAGCGCCGACAGGCCAATAGCGCCGTTCGTCCATTGCTCCGCAAAATGGTTGACCTGGAACAGGTATGCGACGAGGCCCGAGGCGTCGATTGAGTTCTCGACCCATTGCGCCAGGTTGTCGGGTTGCTCCTTGCCGTTCGCGATGTTGCGCAGGTAGACGGACATCGCGCCCATCGCCATCATGGACATCATGCCGATCAGAACGCCCGCATCCCTCTCTTGCAGACCCGCAAGGATTGTTCTCTGCACAGTCGCCATGCCGAACGATTGGAACTGACCAGCAAGGGCACCGACCTCCGTTGACATCCACAACGGCTTGTCTTGGCCGGGTGTGATGATGATGCGGTCAACGTCACGCTTGACGGCAGCGCGCAACGCTTCAACCGCGTGCCTTATGTTCGGGTCGGCGGTGTTCCAGGCGAGCGTATTCGGATGAAACACGGTGCTGCCGATGGTTCCCGGCATGACTTGACCGTGCTCCGCGAACTGTTGCGCTATGATCTCCGCGTGGCGCTGGTCGATGGACGATGCCGCCAGCTTCTCGATGTCCTTGGCGGACGCCTTGCCTTCCGCCACGCGCTGCGCCGCCTGGACGATCTTCTTGATGGTGACGACGCCAGCTACGCTTTTCCACCCGGCGTTCCAATGGTTCATGCCGGTGATGAAACCGAACTTCTCCGTCCCCCAATGCAGCATTCGCTCAAATTTGGAATATCGCCCGTAATCGTCGAGAACATCTGCGATGAGGGACGAGCGCGTGCCGAGCTCAAGGTCGAGCGCCGTCCCGGCCAGTCGCACTTCCTCAGAAGTGAGCTTCAATGCCTTCATGTTGTCAATCATCGGCAGGAACGCATCGGCGAACTGCGCCTTGACGCCGTGAACCGCCATGATGCGCATGGAATCGGAGAGCGCCGAGAGCGTCATGTTCCCAAGGTGAGATAGAAAATTCCATTGCCTGATACCGCGACCGAGACGAACGAGCTTTGAACTCGGGTCCGAAGTGTTGAAGCGGCCCATAAGGCGGTCGCGCATCGCCTCAAGGTCATCGATGCCCTCCCTGAGGAAGCCCTTTTCGCCCATGATCCGCTCGGACGCCTTCTGCGTCTTGGCGGCACTCGCGAGGTTCTTGGCTTCTTCGCTGATCTTTGCGCGAAGCCCGGTCATTTCGAGGTCGCCAAATACGGCGTGCATTTCGAGTTGGGGGACAACCGTTCGCAGGTAATACCGAGCTACGTGGCGAATGTTGCGCTCTAAAAATTCTTCGATCATCTTGTCGGGGATGCGCAGCGTGCGTGCCTTGAGCGGGCCGCTAATGGATGCTGGCAAGTCAAACATCATCTGGCCATCTGGGTGGCCTAGGATATTTTCGATTGCCTTGTGCGCGATGTCGTCAACCGCATCAGGCTCAAGCGATACAAACTCGGCGAGCTTGCCCGCGTCCTCGCCGCCGCCTTCCGCACTGTTCAACACCGCTTCGGCGCGGACCTGTCGGCTTTCAATCCAGTCCGTGATTATCTTTTTGAACTCTCCGTATCGCTTCGCGATCATGTCCTTGTTGTAAACGCGGGACAGGTACGACTGGCCTTCGTCATCCCACACGCGCGCGGCAGTCGTTGGTGAGAACTCGATTGCAGGTGCGGCGCTCGGATGGCCGAGCGCGTCGTCGAGGGCTTTCTTAATAGCGGCGCGGCCATCTGCCGTTGGTGTTGCCCCGGCTTGAGCCGCCTTTGCCGCCAGGAATTGGCTTACCGCTTCGTCCCCGTCCGCTGCATTCGTGACGCCCATCGCTTCGAGTTGCGTGCGAAAATCTTCCGCCGTCTGGTGATTTATAAGCGCCTCGCTGTCGCCTGATCTGACAACGGGCTTGCCCGCGAAATCCTCGCGGATAGCGTCGAGAATGTCGTTGATCGTTGGCCGCTCGGAAGTCTGTAGAAACCCGTTCTCCCAGGCACGGAGGGCAAGATCATCAAGGCGCTGGCCGTTCTTGGAAATCAGGAAGGGCCGCGCCTTGTGCTTGCCGATGATTTGCAGCACGTCACCGCCTTCGTCCTTAATGCCGCCGCCCGCCACGATCCAAGGAATAAGGCGCTGACCTGGCTTTGTGCCCTTCTGCTCCTGCACAAACTTGTGCATTCCGCGCACGCTTTCAATTTCTTGCGGAGTAACGCCAGCCGAATGCTCTGCAACCGCGCGCTGCACCGCCTCAAGCAATGGGGGATGGACGCGATCCAGCGCCTCGACCGTGGCGTCGAACACATCCGGCGAGCCTCTGGTGCCAAGTGCCCGTTCAATGTTGCGCACGAGCTTGCGCATAGGGTCCAGCGCCTTGTGCCGGTCAAGGCCGGGGAATTTCTTTGCACGCTCGGCGCCTTCCGCAGCAGGCTCGCCGCCCAGCACTTCCTTTTTCAGCAGCCCGAGTTTGACGGCCTTCTTGGCGGTCGGCATAAACACGTTGTCGTCGTAATATTTCGCCGCCTTCGCGACCTCTGGAATGTCGTGCTTGTTGAACCGAACCTTGGAGCGGCCGACTTCTTCCCAGAACGCATCCTCGCGCAGCGGCTTGCCGCCTTCTCCTTTAACGCGCTTCACGTAGTCGCCGAAGATCGCATCGGTATCGCGGACAGCTTTGCCCTCGATGGCGGAGCCATGTTGGGCGATGCGCGTCTCGACGGCGCCACCGAGCGGCGCGGTCGTCTCGCCTTTGGCGTTCCGCGTTAGACCGAGCACGGTTTCCGCGAGCTGCGTTGCCCCCTCTCTCACGGACGGGATCGGGCTCGTCAGTGACCGGATAAGCGGGTCCTGCCTCATCACCCAGCGCAGCGGCGCGGTCACGGCGCGCCCGATGGGGTTTTCAATTTGGTTGACCTTCTCAAGGCCGAGCATCGGCTTGAGGACGGCAGGAGATTTGCTTTCAACCGCTTGAGCGCCCGCGCTCTGCCCTTCCTTCATAAGCGTATCGAGCCCGCCCATGCCGAACGGATCAGCCTTGCTGTCGGCTGGAACCTTCAACACGGCCTCAAGGTTTGCGGATACGCGCGAGAACTCGCGCGAAGCAAGACCGGACGCGCCAGCCCCCAACAGGGCGCCGAGTACAATTGAGCCGCCCACGGCTGCAACGCTTTGCTCTAGCGGGCGCTCGTACTGCAACGCCTGCAAGCCTGTCTCGTGTGCCGCCGTGATACCGCCGATGACGGCGCCGGTTCTCGCCGCCTGCGTTGCCGCCGCCGCGAGCTTCGCGCCCTGCAATCCCTTGGCGACCTCGCCGCCGATGGGAATGAGCATCGTCGGGTCGAGGATGCCCGCCAGAAGCATTGCGCCGGTGCCCCACCATCCGGCTTCCTCGATGGTCTCGCGGTCCTTGCGCTCCGCATGGATGCGATCCGCGATGGCGTCGGTTTCCGCCTGCGAGCGCGAGCCGACGAAATCCTTCCAGTTGCCTTCGAGGTCGGTGCCCTTGATCGTGTCCCAGGGGTTGTGGTTGGGGTCCGCCTTGAACACGAAATCCCGCGAGAGCGCATCAATCGCCGCGACGACAAGGTTCTCCTGCCGGAACGCGGCGGCGAGGACTGACCGCTTCTCAGGCTTTTGAGTTGTAACGGTCGTCGTGTCGGGCGACGGAGCGCCCAAAAAGTTAACGTCCGCGTCAAATTCGGGGGCCGGAAGCGGCTCGCCCGTCTCTGGCACGTCCAATGAGTCGCCAGGGGCGCTGGGTTGGCGCAGGAGCGGCGGCTTGAGTGCGTCTGGTAGGGTAGGAGCCTGCGGATTTGTCGCCGCCAGCGAGTCTGCGTCGGGCGTTACGACAAAGCCGGTCGGATGACCGACTTCGGTAAAGCCCAGGTCCTCTTTGTTGTATGTGAACGGCATCAGCGCACCATCCGGCCAAGATCGGGCAGCGCGGGGCGCGCGAGGCGCTCGACTTCCGCCGCGTGCTCGGCGGCGAACGTCTTACCGATCTCGGCTTGTGCCTTCTCAACGTCAGGGTGCCAGCGGCCGGGCAGGCGTTGCGGCACGCCGTTCTCGTCCCGGTAGATGACAACGTAACTCGGCCTGCCGCTCGCGAGTTCGCGCTGCGTCTGGTCGTCGGCGCGCGGGACGATACTCGACAGCGCCACGTCCTTGCCGGTCGCAGCCTTCACGTCTGCCGCGAGCTGGGCGCCGATATAGTCGAAATTGCCGGTGTGCAGCGGAACGTCAGGATACTGTTTCTCGATGGGGTAGCGCGTGACCGTCTTGGTCCCGTTGACGGTCGAGACGCCCCACATGCGTTTCATCTGGCCGAGCGCCAGCGTTTTGGCGAGGTTAACGTCACCGTGGCGAATGTAGTTCTCCGCAACCAAGTCCTGGAAGTCCTTGAAGGCGACCGGCGCCTCGGGTCCCATGCTGGCGAGCGTCGGATCGCGCGCGAGCCCGAGGAACGAGTTGTCAAACGCGGCCGTGAAATCCCCGACAGAGAGTGACGCCTTGATGCCATCCTGTCCGTCGAGGTCCACCTTGCGGACGGCTTCCGCCTTCTTCCACTCGGGCGTATTCATTTCATCGAGGCGCTGGATCGCTTCGTCAGGCGCGAGCCCACCCGTCACCATCGCCGTGTAATCTTCCGCGTCCTGGCGCAGCTTGGTCCCGTTCGGCGCGGCGTCGAAGGCATACGGCGTTTTCGCCATGATGGCGGATGCTGCCCGGTAGCCGGTCGCGCGCTTCGTTGGATCGTTCTGCGACACAAGTCCAAGGATGGACTGCGACACGCTTTCTGGGACGTAGTTGAGCTTTTGGCTGACCTCGACGGCGCTGCGCATGGCGCCCTCGTCGCCCGCGAACAACGCGCTCGATACTTCGGCCTTTTCATATGCCTTGTTGACGATCTTCTTATGATCGTCGTTGAACGGGTTGAACGGTATGCGGCCCTCGACGGCGCCCTGCACAAACTGCTGCGCCGCGATCTGCTCGCGGAGCTTTGCCGCCTTGGCTTCGATCTGCGGCCGGTCGTGCACGAGCCATCGAACAAACTGGCCTTCCGTGGATGGGGGAACGTAATTGCTGCCCGGATTGTCGCGGAACTCGGATGCCGCTGCCGTCCCCTCGTCCGGCTCGCGATTGCCGCCAGGTCCGCCCTGGATTTCACCGTGGCCAACAACATTATTCGGGTCGAGGCGGTTGCGCTTCACGATGTCGCCAACGAGGCGCTGTATTTTCTTGCGCTGGTCCGGCGTCACGTCCGCATCGTTCTTGGCAACAACCTCGATGCTGATGGTGTTCGCGTTGTTGAGGTTCGGGTGCGAGCCGTTGCGGAAACGTGAGCCGGGTTCCTGAATGCTGGCGATTTGCTGATCTTCGGGAACCCATTTTACCACCGAACTATCGCGGTCGATGTAGTAATTAGCCCCGTTGCCATTCTGGCGGCTGGTATCGAGCGCACCCTGCAACGTCGAGCCCGCCGTGTGATGAATGACAACGCCCTGGATCGGCGCGGTGCGCGGCTTTGCTGGTGCGCCCTGGCCCGTCATGTCGCGGATAACAGGCGGCTCCGCTTCTCCCTGCGGGAAGCGCTCGCCGTAGCTCTTGATAATCGCATCTGCCTGTGCTGGCGCGTCGGCACCGGCTTTTGCGAACCACGCCTTGTAAGCGCCCTGGCCTACCGCCTTGCGTATCGCCGACTTGCGCGCCTCTGGCAGATCGGTTGATGCCAGGACCGCATCCGTCTTGGCGACCGCGGCCCTGGCCGTCTCCGGGTTGTCCGTGATCTCGGGCAGGAATTGCGACTCGGCGATGCCCAGCACCTCATCGGTCTTATAAACGTCGATGTGGTCCGTCTGCGCCTTGTAGGACCGCTCGCCCCACTGGTTGCGCCAGCTCTGCAACTGAAGCGTTGCCATTTGCCGCGACCGCTTGTTGTTCGGCAGAGACTTAAGCAACGCCTCGTTGCCCTGATCGACTTCCGCCAGACGGTTCGCGGTGTGATCGCGACCATCGCCAGCGATACTGTGATCGTAGGCGTCCTGGCGGCGCTCCTGGTCGCCATAGTATTTCGTCAGCGCGATCTTCGTCTGGAAGTCGTCGAGATCGTCGCGCTCCTTCTGGACGGTCAGCGCGAATTGCTTGACCGCGCCGCCAACGCCTTCGCCTAGGTCGCCGATGCCGCGCCCAAGCGCAACCTGTGCCTGCCCGACGCGATCCGCGCCCGTATCGACGGGGCGCAGGGGCGCCGCGTTGGCGTCAACCTGTCGTGAGGCGCGCGGGATGATTGCCACGTTATGCCCTCAACCGAATGCTGGCGGCCGTGCTGGCTGCATCACCAAAGCCCTTTGCCGCGCTCCCGAGGCCGCTGAGGAACGTGCCGCGCGCCGCGACCTTGCTGGCCCTGCGCGTGTTGTCGGCCTGGACCTTCAAGCCCGCGCTTTGATGCTCGTAGTTCTGCGCTGCCGTGTTGGAGTTCCAGAGCGTGGTCAACTGATCGAGCGTGTTGTTCTTGGCGCTGTCGGCGATGACGAGAGACGGCGAGCCAACGTCCGGGTTGCGGCCCGACGCTGCCGCTGCTGCACGCTGCGAAGCAGCCATGCTGGCGCCCTCGCGCGCGATCCCTTCGGCCTTCGACAGCCCCTCCATGCGCGTCGTGGTGGCGTTGTAGTCGGCAACCTTGGCCTCATATTCGGCCTGTTGCGCCTGAGCTTCGCCTGCCGCGCGCTGACCGGCTGCGGCGACACGAGCGCCTTGCATTCCGATGGCGGCGCTGCCGGCGGACGCCGCCGCGCTAACCCCCATCGAAATCGCCGTAAGAGAAACCGGATCAAAGCACGTTGTATGTACGGCTGCTTAGCCGCCTCCTCGATGCACGTTGCAGAAGCGGTCCGTATCCCTGCATGTTGATTGGCCCCTTCCAGAGCCAGCATCCCGTGTTCGGCTCCGGCGTCGTGCGTAGGTCGATGTATTCCTCTCGCGAGGTCGCTTTCTTGAAGTACATTCTCATTTAGTTTTCATCGGCTTATGCCCCTTTCTTTATAAACTGATTTGCGTCATTGGTGAACCCCACATCACCCGGATGTGCTTACCTCGCTTGCAACGCCAAGGAACGTGAACGGATACGGTTCGTCGTGCTCGAAACGGATAATTCCGCGACGGTCCCAGCCGCCCGCCATGTCGTGCTCGATGAAATCGGTTTTGAGTTCCGGCGACGTGCCGAGCAGGTCGCTGTCGGTGCGGAACAGGATGTCGTACATGTTGTCGGCATCCGGCCCGATGCGACCGCCGAGTGAACGGTAGAAGAACGGCCACGCGGTCGAGATCAGTTTGGCGCGCGTCTTGGCCGTGCCCATCTGCGCCGCCGCGTCGATGTCAACGGTTTCGACGACGCTCAGATATTGCAGCCCGACATGCACGAGCGAGCCCGCCGATGTCAGCGTGATCTTGCCTGCCGCGACCGTGAACGGACCCTGCTTTGACCCATCGACCAGTGCATAGACCGTCGCGCCCTCCAGGTGGTTCAAGCCGGTGATGCTCGACGTTGACGTGCCGTCATAAGTCAGGGCGCTGTCGAGATAGACACAATCCTCCTTGTCGTTCGTCGGCAGGAGGCCTGTCGTCATGAACTCGATGTTGTGCACATGGCTACCGTTGATCTTGCGGCGCGTGACCATCCAAGGCTCGTCGCCGTCACCACCCGGCATGACCGCGATGCGCTTGCATTCCCCGAAGTCGCTGTCGTCGGTCGAGCCGCCGAGCAGGTGCCGGTGCCAGCCGCGAACGTCTTGAGCCGGATCGTAGGTCAGCCCGATCAGCACGCCGTCCGTGCGGCGCACCCACATGACAGAAACCGGCGTGGCCTGATAGCAGCCTTCCTCGACGCCCGTTCCGGTGATGTGCTCGGATATGATCGTCGCGGACGGGGCGACAAAGGCGTCCGAGTTGTAGTCGTACCGCGCCTCGTTGATGACGCGGGCCGGGTTGCTCGTGCTGCCGTTGCGCTCTCCGTAGAACAGAACCTCGCCGATCCTGATGGGGCGCATGGCGCTGACGCCGAGCGGAAGCTGTTCGCGTATCTCGACGTTCGTCGGCGTAAGACCGCGACTGTCGCCCGTGGTCGAGCCGTAGATCGCCTGCACGCTGCCAGCCGTGCCGATTAGCAGCGCCTTCGGCATCGCCGCGACCCAGCGCGCGATCTCAACGCGGTCAGACAGCATTTGATCGACGATGCCGCGATCATCGTCCGCGCCGTCCTGGAAGTTCTCGAAGCTGCGGACGATGGACGACCAGAGGAATTGCGGATCGCTCGTGGAGGAAATCCCGAACAGCCGCGACTTGTGGAACGTGCCGACGCGCGGGTAGCCACGTACAGCACTCCAGGCGCCTTCCTCCCAGAAGGACGTACCGGGCGCATCGCGCACGCTGCGGGGGATGTGATTGCGCACCACGCGCGCCGTGACGCTCGTCGCCGACGAATAGGTCAGGATTTGCAGAACGCATGAGCTGTCGTGGAGAAACACGGACTCGAAATAATTCGTGTTGCCGGAGTCGCGAACGTGGACGATGCCGCTTTCGTGGCTCGGGTAGTGCCATTCGGTCTGCCATGTCGTCGCCGTGGCGTTCGCAAAGCCGTACACCTTGCCGTCCCAGGTATAGCTATCGGCCTCGCCGACGCCAACCGAGATATCGCCCGGTGCCCCTATGCCCGTGACCTGCCCAGGCTCCCAAAGCCGGAACAGCGACCCGACATGGCTCGAATTAAACAGGCTCTTGGTTGACGTTAGTGTGACCTTGGACCCCGGAGAAATCGTGCCGAACTGCGTGACCGCAATCGTCGCCGTGCCGCCGCTGGTGTAGGTTCCGAACGCGGTTCCATCCAACTGCGTGCCGAAGTAGGTCCAAAGCTCGAATGTCGTCGATGTCACGTTGCGGGCAACGTAGGTGTTGCCGTTCAACTGCGTCATGCCGCTGACGCTTGCGATCCGCACCGAGCAGCCCTCAAGGAAGTCGTGCGCCGCCGATGTCGTGATGACGACCGGCTTGGCCTTGGTCGCTGCGGTGATGGTGGCGCTACCAGTAACGGCAACGGTCAAATAATGCGCCGTGTCGGTGTTGAGCGTGCGGAACGGGCCGTTTGAGATCGACGCCGCTGTAAGCGTCCATGACGTATGGCTTGAGCGCGTAAGTTTCGCCAGCCCGTGTGCCTGGTGGAATATGTACATCGTGTCTGCGGACTGCGTGACCCACAGCTCGTCAATCTCGGTGTTGGTGTAGGTGTGCGCCAGCCGGATCGGAGGCGCCGCCGTGCCGCCGCTGGTGTAGGTCGTATAAGCGGACGAGTTGACGCCCGAAAGCGCGAAGGTGTTCGTCGCGACGTTGGCGACCGTGAACACGCGGTTGTTCAATTCCGTCATGCCGCCGACGCCGGTAATCAGCACCTGGTCGCCGTTGGCGAAGCCGTGCGCAGCGGACGTGATGACACACGGGTTAGCCTTGGTGGCCGCCGTGATGTTCTTCGCCGTCCCGGTGATGACCGCCTGATCCTTGAAGAACCGAAGGTAGCCCGGCGCGAACTCGATGATGTAGGCTTGAGCGGTCGAATACTCGAACCGCTCAAGCCGCGAGGCGAAGGTCGTGTCGTAGCAGGGCAGGACGTGCATCGTTCCGGGGCGCTTCGTAACGCCGCCGTGGACGAGCACAATGCCGTTCTGGATTTCCCGCGCGCCTTGCGAATACTGCTTGATGTCCGTTCGCGGGTCGAGGCGCGGCGACAGCTCGCCAGCAACGAATGATGTTATGAGATTGGTTGCGCGGCCCATCAGAGCCGCCCGTTGAGCCAATTGTTAACGTCGTACCCGTCGCGGCTGGCCCCTTCCTGTGCGTCGATGGTCAGCGCGCCCGGAGACATGTCCTTGCGCATTTCGGTCAGGGTTTGCAGGAGGGAATTGCTGTTCGCGAGCACCATGCACATGCGGATCGCGAGGTCGAGCGCGAGCAATTGAATAAACAGCGCGTCGTAATCGCCGACCGTGGTGCACTTATAGACGTACTCGATTGAAACATCGGTTTCGTCAGTGAGCAGATACCGCTTCTCGATGCGGTAATCGTGCTCAAGGCCGTCCGCCTCCTGCGAGGTTCGCACGACCTTGAGACAGTCACTCGGAAGCGTAAAGGCGTGCTCGTACTCGAAGGGCAGCGCGTCCGACGCAACGCTGTCCTCTGCGAGCGTTGCCCGCTTGATGGCGAAGTTCCAGGGATGTGCGCGCAGCAGCGCGTTGCGGGTTGCCTCGTAGTGCAGCCCGCAAAGCTGCCCGCCGCGCGTGGCCTCGCCGATAGCGGAAATCGGCGGCTTGCCAAGGTGGCCGAGAGCAAGGTTGCAGATGCCAACAGATGTCGTGATCTCGCTCAAGGCGCGACTTCCTCAATCTCGATCTCATAGTCGATGACGCCGCCAGATGGGACCGCCGCGCCCGCGAGGTTCACACACAAACTTTCAAGGACGCCCCGAAGATAAAGCCCCTTGCTGTCTCGTACCGCGAAGTCCCATTCAATGGGCACCGCGGCAACGCCGGTCCCCAGGGCTGTCATCTGGATACGGCCCGAGCCGACATTGCCCGCCGTGGTGCCGAGCGTCGTGTAGTTGGCGGTGCCGACCGTTGAGACGGTGCCCGTGGCCGCGCTGTCCGAACTGTCGAGCTTGGCTGGGGAAATCGCCGTCAGTACCGCAGAGCCGAGCGTGCCCGCGTCAGACCGCCTGATGAGAACGGCGGGCATGGTGCCCGCCGCTGTCGCAGCGCCCGTGAGCTTCACGCGCTTGACAATCAGCAGCTTGGTTGCCGACCCCTTGATGACGATGATGTCGGTCGGGGTCGCTACCGGGGCGAACGCTGCCCCCGCGTAGCGATATGTCGGCACGACATAGGTTTGGCCGCCCATGTTGTGCGCTCCCTACGATGTGGCGAAGGACGTGGCGACGGAACCGGAAGCAAGGGTCAGACCCTCAATCTCCCAAACCGTTGCCGTTCGGCAGGTCAGGCGAACGCGGGTGCCGACAACGCCGCCCGTTGTGGTGCCGTTGAAGTTCACGGAGCGGTGCGTGGTGCCATCCGCGGTGTCCGCTACGTTGGCGGCGTCCGCGAGCGTCATTTGAAGCACCGTGCCCTTGATGAACGTGGTGCCAGCGTCCGTGATGATTTTCTGTCCGACCGAAGACGAAGCCGTATCCACCACAAAATCGAACGTGAGGCCGATGGCAGGCGCGGGCAGCGTGAACAAAGCGCCGTCCGTCTTATCGAACACGCAAAGCGCACCGCTCTGCAACGCCGTCAGCGTGACAGAAGCGCCGTCCTCGACAACGTGCCGACGATGCGGGACGTAGCCAGACGAGTTGGCGGAGACGACTTTCGACGCAACGATGGCGCCTTCAAGGGCGCCTTGGACCAAACCGATCTCGGTCGCGTCGAGGCCGTCAAAGCCCGCCACAACAACCGGGAAGTTGTAGTAAACCTTATCGCCCATTGGGGCCTCCTATGGTGAAGGAGGCGGGGCGGATTGCCCCGCCCCAATGGTCGTCAGTCCATCGTGTAGTAGATTTCCATCATGAACGTGCCGCCCGTGTTGCAGTCGGCATCGAGCGTGATCTTGATGTCGAGTTCCTGCTTCGGGTCGGTCGTCTGACCGTTCACCATTTCCCAAAGCCGCTTGCCGAAGTAGTCAATCGGCGTCAGCAAGTTGGCGTTGGTGACGGCAGCCGTGTAGACGTTGATCGAAGCGTTAAGCGCGTCATCGTCGTCGTTGATGCCGGACAGGCCGGGCGGGTTGAACACGCCGATACGCACGGTTGGCGTGCCCGTCGAGGCAAGATCGTCATACGAGATCGTGGACTTGCCCAAGATGCGAGCGTTCGAGGGCAACCGCGCCATGTGGTAGGTCGAGGTTGCGGACGCTGCCGGACTGACCTCAACCGTCTCCGACCAGACGCGAACCCTGCCGCCGGCAAGGCCGGGTGCGGCCATGCTGCGGGGCGAGGACGTGGGCAGAAGGCCAGTGATGACCCGCGAGCCCTTGAGTGCTTCAACTGCCATTGTCTTGATCCTTTCCTAATGCAGGACGGCAGGCACGAGGCCGCCGAAAAGTTTGGCTTGGGCCAGCCTTGCAACAGCGGCGGCGTCCTCGGCGGACTTGAAATTGCCGAAGAACTCTCGCTTGCCGTTGATCTGAAGCCGAACCTGATGCAGGTGCTTGGATCGGTTGAAGTAGACGTTCCTGACGCCTTCACCTTTCCGCTCGCGTGGCATCACACGATTAACCGTGTTCTGCGTTGCCGTCGCCTCGCGAAGGTTGACCCAACGATTGTCGAGCCCGTCCCGGTTGATGTGGTCGATTTGATCTTTCGGCCACGCGCCGGTTACGTAGAGCCACGCTAGGCGGTGGGCGTAGTACAGCTTTCCCTCAACCTTGATGAGGCGGTACTTAGAGCCCTGCATGGTTGTGGTGATGGTGCCCGCTATTTTCCCGGCGTGACGCTGGCCCTCCCGCCACCGAAACTCTCCGGTGGCGGCGTTGTAGGCGAGGCGGTTATGGAGATCGTCCATATTACGCCCCAGGACCTGCGCTCGTGTGACATTCAACATACCCCACGAGCTTTTCCTGCATACGGGTCGCACCGAGGTCGATGTCCGAGTAAACTTGGAGCGGCTGGGAAACCTTCGTTTTGATGTACGACATGTCCACGCGAAGGTCTTGACCGAGCGCCAGCTTGACGCCGTTCTTGTGCCAGAACGGCACCTTGTCGTAGCCGTTGCCGTCCGTAGCGATGCGCTGCGAGCGGACGATCTTGAAGCCCATGAAGGTGTCGATCTGACCGTTGACGAGGGCCTTCACCGCCGCATAGTCGGAACTCGTCGCCTTCGTGGTCGCGAGTAGACTTTCGAGCTGGCGGGCGTTTGGCGCCATCCACCTGTCATCATCGTCAACCTCGTTGGCGTCCAGGATGCGCTTGGCAGCGCGGAGCTTGGCGACGTTGAGGCCGTAGTTGCCCGAGGTAACGCCAGGCTCGCGCACGGTGACGGCGACCGTGTTGCTCGTGTCGTAAGCCGTCGCGGTCGTGCCATCGACGCCCGTGTAGGCGGTGCCGAGCATGGCCGCCAGGATCACGTCATCGATCTTCTTGCCGATGGCGTCGGCTTGCGCCTTGGCGTACTCGCTCGTGGGATCGGAGAGCATGCGGATTTTGTCCGCGCCGTCCACCAGGTCGGCCGCATAGGCAAGGATCGTCGTCACGCGGCGCCGCTTGTGCTCCGTGTTCGAGTATTCGATGTCCTGATGACGGCCCGATTGCTCGACGACCGCAGTCTCGCCGATCTGGTCAAAGAACGCCTGCTTGCCGGTGATGCGTTCGAGGTTGACGGCGCCGCGCAAACGCGAGCCGCGTTGCCGAACCAGGGTGTCCAGGTTCGATTTGTACATATCGACGAAATGCGTGGTGATCTCGATGGACATAAGCCCACCCTCCAATTGGCTTGAGCAGGGGTGACTCCCGCTCCGGTTTTCGACCTTGCTGTCGAACCGAATAGCCGTGGGGGCGCGGCTGGTGGTTCTAGCGGTTTGCTAAAACGACCGTCCGGGCTCAAACATGAGTTGTCCGAAGGTGCGAAGGCGGGGCTGGCCGTGGGCTCTGAGCTGAGTTGTCCCGTGCCGGGTGGCCGCGTTCGATGAACTAGGGGTGAACTGATTTGCAGTGTCCAGCAATGGGGTCCGCAAGTGAGGCCCGCGCGCTGTATAGTTGTGCGTCCCTAAACCGCCGCGCGGTCAATCAGGATTTCCGAAAACGCGAAATCATCAACCACCTGATTTCCCACAGTTCTATTTGGTAGATAGCAGGTAGATGGCGCCGAGATTTCAGAATCGAGACTTGGTATAGTTGCGCGCACCACTCCGACCCCGATCTTTCCGTCTAGAGCGGATCGGACAGCGCCAAGCATGGCATCCGTCAGGCTCTTGCGCTCAAGCTCAGCTAGCCGCACAAGAATGGCCTTGTCGGCCTCTGAAATCTTGAAGTTGATCTGCACCTGGGGCATCCGCTGTCCCTTACGGCGATACCGTCGCCCATCGTTGATCGGCGGGAGAACCAAAGGTTTCTTCTTGCGACCTCCACGATGGAGCGTGCCGTGCCGCCGCTTGTCGTCGGTATTCTCCATCGGAGTTCCCCATGCGAGATTGTGTGGCTGGTTGTCGTGGCGCACGCCGTTTAGGTGGCGACATTGATGTCCCTGCGGGCGCGACCCGTGATAGGCCTCGCACACAAGCCTGTGGACCTGCGTGTTCGCGCTCCACATGCCGTTGCGAAGCGCAACCGACACGTAACCGTCCTTACCGGCGTAGCTGTTGAGCTTGCGATCTCCATGCCAGATGTCGCCGTTCTCATCGGCGAAATGGCCCGGCGCGCTCGGTATTTCCTTCATTCCGTCCTCATCTAAAATGAGAACAAATCATATACCGAAACGCGAGAAATCTCAACAAAATCAAGACGCTGCCGCCAGCAAACGGTGCAGCTTTTCAAGCTCGGCGACCTTCGCTTTGTGGTCTATATTTTCTGCGTCGAACAGTACCTTGTGGTTCTGTTCCCGGAACGATCTGATACGCTCGCTGATCTGTTCGCGCGTCATCGGAACTCCGTTTTCAGCGCCCGCGCCCTTGAGCTTCGCTTCACCCAGCAGCTCGTTGCCAACCTTGTTGAAGATGCGGACAAGGCGCGGGTCGTTCCCGAGCCCGGTTTCGTCCAGCATCTTGATGAAATCGGCATCGCCATACTCACGCATGGCAATCTTGGCCTCGTTGACCTTGCGGTCGTAGTCGGCGCCCCACTCGCGCTTGAGATCGGCCGTGATCTTGTTGCGGGCCTCCGTCATGGCGTGCTGCCAGCCAATGATCTGATCGGCCTGCATCTTGAAAAACGCATCGTAGGCGGACGCGAACTGCTTCTGGTTCCAGCCGTTCTGATGCGCGAAGGAGCGAAGGAATTTCTCCTTCTCCTGGTCGTAGGCCATGCCCTCCGGCATCTGCGCCGGTTGCTTGACCTCGTACATTTCCGGGGCACTCGGACGGCCGAGCTTGTCCCATACCTCTTTCCAGTCGTCATCAGACTGCGGCACGGGGATTTTGTCCCGGCCCAGCTTGCTTTCAAGGTTGATGTGCGACTTGAGCAGGACGCTCGGATCGAGCGTGTGCTTGTCGTCGAGGAATTTCCGCACTGCTTCCTGGCTGCGGTATTCCTCGGGGACGGGCCAGCGCGCGAGCGCCGCTTCATTTGTGGACCCGTTGGGCGTGCCAACTGCCGGCCCCTGGTTCTCGGTCGTGGCGACTGCCGCCGCAGCGGCAGAGGTTGCGCCAGCGTTCGGCGTCGTCGCGGCGCCTTCGGTCAAAAGAGTTGTCATCAGGCGGCTTCCTTCTCGGGCGCTGGCGCCGTGTCCTGCGGCCTTGATTGTTCCTGGACTTGGCGCTCTATTTCATTCAGCACCGGCAGGCCGATCTTGCCGGGCAACTCAAGCAGACCGGCGCAAATCGCCTGCACCTGCTTCATTTCGAGGAAGAGAGTGATCTTCACGGTCTAGGCTCCTGCCATTGCGTTGATCTCATCCGCGACCTTCCAGGCCTCATCGGGGAAATGCTCGGGTCGCAGCCCCATCATCTGAGCGATGCGAAGCGCCACGTTGCGCTCGCCGATACGGATGCCGAGATTGATGGGGTCAGCTTCGGCAATCGGATTGAACACGTTGCACCACTGCATAAGGTCAGCCTTCACGATCTCGCCGAGCGGCGATGTGAACACGGCCTTGTAGGCGTCGGCGACGATCTGCTGCACCTGTGACTTGGTTCGGCGCTGGCGTGCCGTAGCCCTTGGACGCGGGACGCTGATCGTCTCGCGCGGCGGCGGCGGGCGCTTGAGCTTCGGGGCGGGTTTCTTCTGCTTACGCCGGGCCATTTGGTGTCCCTTGCTGGCCCTGCATTGCAGCCTGTCCGACGATCCCCGCGAGCTTCTTCATGTCCACACCGCCACCGGCATTCGCGTCCGCAAGCTGCTTGACGGCGCCAGCGCCCTTGTTGGCAGCGTCGGCGATGACCGGCGCCTGGGCGGCGTTCTGCATCTGCTGTTCTGCCGCCTCGCTGTCCTGGACTTCCTCATCCGTGTTGAGCAGGTGCGGGTCGATGTTGAGAGTGTCCCAGAGGTAATCCACGGTGCGGTCGAGGTTGAGCTTGCGGCTGATCGCCTTGGCGCCGAGATCGCCCAGTGGCGCGAGGTAGTCAAACGCCTGTAGCAGCCCGCCCAGCTCTTCCTGCTTCTGGGCGTTGGCGAGCGGCGAGACAAACTCGACCGTGACCTCCTTGCCGTCGATCTCTTCGGGCGCCTCGGGGATTTCCCCGTTGCGTTCCAGGTCCGCGTACACGCCGTCAATCAGCGGTGCCAGGAACTCGGATGCGAGACGGCCAACGTTCGGGCCTTGCAGGCGCAAACGCTCGATGCGGCGCATACGCGCTTCGCCCAGCGTCATTTCGCGGTCATCGACGATTTGCAGCGTGTCGTTGTGGAACACCGTGCGAATGCGATTGCGCAGGTTGTCCATTTCTTCCAGCGTCAGCGGCAGCTTGTCCGTGGTCGGCTCCAGCATGATCCCTTCGTTGGGGTTGCCGCGCCAGTAGTTGGTCGCGCCAGGGATCGAGCGGATTTGACCGGTCACGCCGTCATCGCGGAGATAACGGACGGGATTGGTCATCTTCTGCAATGCGCGGATGGTCTCGGCCATCATGATTTGCAGCATCTTCACGTCTGGAAGAGCCGTCATGCCGCACGAGCGGCCGTAGGTTTCGCCCGCCGACTTCTCCCAGCGTGCCACCACGTAGGGGAAGTCCGGGAACCCGCCCTCTTCCAGCCCGTGGCACGTCGCCAATTCGAAGTAGCACGAGGCGAACGGGGCGTGCTTCTTGCCCTTCTTGCCGGTAAACGGACGCGGGTAGACGGCGTGAACTATCGTTACAATGTCGTCCTGCTTGCCCTTGGAGTTGAGATCGCGCACCTTCTCCGAGACGTTCTCGGCGCCCCATTCCTCGATGCACTGGCGCACCGTGTAGGGGAAGAAGCGGAACAGCGTGTCGATCACGCCGTCCGCGTTCTCGGCGACGTAGCATTCAGACAGCGAGCGGCACTGGAATAGCAGCCCGCCTTTCATCGTGCGCCCACGGAACAGGATCGCAGTCCCGAAGGCGCCCAACTGCATGTAGAACTCGGCTTGAGCCGGAACGAGATTGGTGCCCGGAGCGTACATGCGCGCGTAAATCTTCTTCTCGACGGTCGATAGCCATTCCTTGACGGCATCGGCCGCCATCAGGTCGTCGTCCACCATGCGCAGCGAGAACCATTTCGCCGCCGGGTTGGTCGCCATGCCGTGCAATGACGCGGCTAGGAGCTGGTTTGCAACGATGCCGGTCGAGTCGTAAACGCGATGCATCTTCTTTTCGCCCGGCGTGTCGGTGCCGGAGAAACGCGGAGCGGCCGGATAGATGACCTCGCGAACCTCATCCAGATGCGAATTGAGCGTGCCACGGTCGGAACGCAGGCGCTCGGCGCGAGCTTTCAACTTCTCGATGTCGGCGTCGATGATCTTTGCGTCGGCCATGGCACGGGCCTCCTGTTAACCGCCGAGAGTTGTTTTCGTGGTCGGTGCGACTGACGTATCGCCGAGCCCGCCCGTTGCGTCGGCAGATGTGGCGCCCTGCAAGCGGCGGCGGCGCGCGTCGAGCGCATCGAGGTTGCCGTCACGCTGCGTCGGCGGTGCTACGGCCTTGGGGATCGCTGGCATCGTGATGTTCGGTGTCGCGACCTTCGGAGTCGAAAAACACATCTAGGCAGCCTTTCTTTTGAGCCATTGATCGTTCTGACGCGCGAACCAAACGAACCGAATGAAAGCAGAGCCGTCCTTGCCGTAGGCCAGCATCGGCGGGCCTTCTTGCTGGGCGCCCAGCGCGCGCAGAAATCTGTGCGCCTCCCAGTGATTGATGTGGCTGTCGCACTGGACGCGGCGGGCGCCGAGAACGTCCCTGATCTCCTGACCCGTGATGCGGAACCACTTGAGCGCGTCCTTGGCAACCGCGCGGAAATCATCCGTGCCGAGCAGGATCGCTTGCCAAACGCCTTTGCGGAACTCTGCAAAGCCGACAATCGCGGCGGGCTTGCCATCGTGCCACACGATGCGGCCCCGGCCCTGATTGCGCAGCGTGAAATAGACCTCTTGTGCGAGGCGGACGGAGCTGTCGTGATCGGCGAGGTTCAAAACCTCCAGCCGATCCATGTGGCGCAGGTTGATGCAGACATATTCGACCGAGGTCACGTCGAGGTCGGTGATGTTGGTCATCGGTAGTCCGCTTCCATGGGGTCCCATGACGTTACCGGCTCGGGACGATTGTCGGCGCGCCAGCCGGTGTTCGGGACGGGATTGCGGTTCATCTGTGCCGCGTAGCCGGGCAGCGAGGCGGAGAACACGTCATAGTCCGAGAGCACCACGTTCTGGCGCTGCGTGCCGACGAGATTAATCTGCATGGCTATCTCACCGAAGGCGTCGGCGGGATGGCTCGCCCAATTGTGTTTGGGGTTCTTGCGTGGCGTGGCGTTCTTTTCGTCGTAATCCACGCAATAGGATTTCAGGGCCTCAAGGCCCCGCTCGCACCGCTTGGCGTCGAATACGCAGAGAGGAAGGAAGTTGCGGACGGAGTTGATCCGCTCGCCGGCGTCCCGTTGCTTGCCGGGGCGGATAGGCTTGAGCCCGAGCAATTCCAGCGTCTCGCGGCGCGTCTTGGCGCTCGTGATCTCGCGGACCTCGACATCGTGCGGCAAGTAGTGATCGGCGTAGGCGTAGCCCTTTGCCAGCACGTCACGGGCAATGGCAGTTAGCTCGCGGTTGCGGCATTCGAGGTAGTCAAACACGCGAACCTCGCGGCCAACGATCTGCGCAAACCAGATCGCCGTTGCATCGTCGAGGCCCAAATCCCAGCCGGTTATCACCGGATAATTCGGATCGTAGGGAACCGCCGTGATGCGGCCCTGTTGCTCAAGGCGAGCAACGATCCGGCCGTAGTACGAGCCCATGATCGCAGCGTCGAAGCTGCACAAGTACTCCTGGTTAAACAGGTTCTCCCCGTCCTCATCGCCATAGAGGCGTATGAGATCGGTCTTGATGCGCGCGAGCTGGTCGGTGGTGAATACGCCGGTTTCCAGAGCCGTCTGCTTGACGCCGAACCAGCCTTCACTTTCCTGCGATGCTTTCCAGAAGGCGTAACCGTGGTTCTTGCCGCGCGGCGTATAGGGGAAGATCGCCCAGCCGCCATTGCGTTCGAGCACGGGCGACAGGTACGCCCACGCAGCCGGGTTGGCGAGCGCCCATTCAGAGAGAACAACGCCCACAGGCGGCGAGCCCACGAGGCTGTTGTAACTATCCGAGCCCACGACTTGGAACGTCGAGCCCGATTTGAACTCTATAAACATTTCGTGGTCATTGGTGCGAGCGCGCAATTCCTCGGGGAACGCCTGGTCAATGCGGCGAATGCCCGTGTCCTCGTTGACGGCGTTCCAAATCGCTTTGCGGCCCTGTGAAATTTCGGGGAGCAAATACCAATAGGTTCCTGGGCGCTGGACCGCAGCGATAGCCGTCCAGTTCAAGGCAACCTCGTCCTTGCCTGCGCGGCGGTGCTGCACCAGCACGAGACGCTTGCCGCCCTGCTCTAGGTATTTCCAGGCGTCCATCTGGTAGGGACGCGGGCGCCAGCCGCCGGCCGGGAGCGTGATCGTGGTCATGCGGCAATAGCCTGGTCGCCAAAGCGAACGATGTTGACCGTGATGCCGATTTTGGCTTTGGCGGTCATGTCGATGCTTGCATATCGCGGGTGCACAAACGGCGCAGCGTCTTTTGCGTAGCGGCAGGCCGTTTCTTTGTCGCCCGCCTTCCAGGCCGCGCGCATTGAGCGCAACAGAACCTCTAGCGGCGTAATTCCCTCTTTCGTCGCGAGCGCGATCAATTCCTCGGTCCGCTTGTTTCGCGACCCGGCGCGGCGCCCTGATCCCTGTCGTCTGCCGCCGTGCAACTTGATTGCCCCTTGATTATTTTGAAATCGAGAAACGCCCGATAACCGATGACCCCCACCGCTACCGGGCGTTTTTCCTTGCCTCGTCGTGCCTTAGCCGCTTCTGCGGAGATATGACGCGAACATATTCGTTGCCATCCAGCAAGAGGTATTTCACCACCCGCCCGCTTTCCGAAGGCCCCGGACAAAACTGGCGTGATTTGATGCCCACCACTCGCGATCGCCGTAATGTCCGACAATGCTGATCGGCCTAAGCGCGAGGGCGAGCATTGTCTCGCTGCTGCATTTCTGATTGCCCCCGCGATTGCCGATTGTGCTGATGCCGGAAACCCCGCGCCAATAGGCGACCTGGTACTCCGTGATTTGCAGCTCGTCGGCGATTTGACGGTCGCGGTAGCCGTCGCGGGCCATCCGCTCGATCTTGTCTTTTTGCGCGATTGAGAGCGGCGCAGGTTTTGGGCATTGCCCGTCTCGACGGTAACGATCTGCGGATTGCACGTAACCCCGGCTCATGTGATGCCCCCTGTTTAATCTTTGCTGTTGCAACCGAACTTCTTCGAGATTTGCGCCAGGAGCGCCTTTGTGATGTTTCTGGCCCTCTGGTAGCCACTCGACCTCAAATCGCCGCCGTTTGCCAAATCTGGGGCATTGGCGCTATGTCTGGCGGCTATTGCTGCCTCCAAATCGAGTTGGACCGGCTCAACCGGCCAAGCAGGGGTTTTCGAGTAGCGGATCATTCGGCGGCTTCCGTGATCGAAATGCGCGCCGGCGCGATCCAGCGCGTCCCGAACGTCCTGGACGCTGCAATCGTAGAGCTTGGCTATCCGCATCAGGGATAACCCCGTGGCGTGGTAGAGCCGGTGGATTTTGGTGTCGGTGGTCATGCTGCGGCCCACCAATCGTTCTGCGCCGCCCTCATCGCCGCGAGCAGCGTCGGGAATGTCCCGGAAACCTCCCTGCCGTTCCCGCGGGCGCGGAATGTTCTCCCGTCGCGCCATACCGTGAGAGCGCCAGCGCGCCACTCGTAGCGACCAGAGCCGTCAGCGGTGACGATGCAGTCCCAACGGAGGCCGTATTTCGTGAATGGAGGGGCGGTCATCCCGCGCCATCCATGAAAGCAAGTTTCGGCAGCGTGACGGGCGCCGACCTAGTGGAGCGCTGCCATCGGGCCTGCTCGTCCCTAACGGTGTCGTGGTTTCCGAAATCGCCCTTCTTGTCGCGGCAGCGCTTGGTAATGTTGCAAAGCGCGAACCCGATGTAGTCGGGTCGCGGATCGAGTGCGGCCCGCCTAATCTCCTTGGCGCGCGTATACCGCAGCCACTTCTGGTGATCTTCTGCCTTCATGCGTTTGTCGTCGAAATTCCTACGTCTGCTCATGTCCCTTCCCTCGCATTTTCACGGAGCGCGCGGGCAATCTTGCGCGCGTAGATGTCAGCCATCGCCAATTCAGCCGCTACACCGAGCGGTATCCAATCAGTCGTCATTGCCGTCGCCGAGAATGTCGTAGCCCATGCGAGCTACGCGAAAGCGCCCCATGTCCTTGTCGAAAAACAATTCCGCCAGCGTCGGCTTGCCCATCGTGTCGTGGCACTTGAGCTTGTCGATGTGCAGCAACGTCGGGCCGTCTAGATTGCGCCAAACGCACCAGCCGATATCGGACTTGTTGCCCCAATGCGCCGTGTCGGCGCCGTCATTGAGCGTCAGCAGGCCGTGCTTTTGCAGGCGCTTCTCAACGCCGTCCTTAGGCGGGTGCGCGCAGCAAATCATCAAGAGGCCGTAGTCGTCGGCGAGGGCCTTCAGCTTCATGATGAAGCGGCCCATGTAGTCGGTCTTACTTTCGCCCTTCGGGACCTGGTGGTCGATCTCATTTACGGGGTCGATGGCAACGACCTTGACGCCGTAAACCTTCACGGCGAACTCGATGCGGTCGAGTAGCCTTTCGAGGTCGAGCACGGTGTTGCGCTTGCGGCGGAGGAACACGAATGACTGGCGGATTGCAGCGTCCGCGTGCGCGCGCTCGCGCTCATCGGCATCCTGCACACGGCAATCGAGGAAGTGCCTGCGCAAATCCATTTGATAGCGGGGCTTTACCCGTTCCTCGAAGCTCGTCAGCAGGCACTTCCAGCCATGTTGGCGGCGAAGCTGCACGAGTAGCTGGCGAAGCAGCACGCTCTTGCCCGAACCATACGGGCCGATGATCGACATGAAGGCCGGAAGCTCGAAACGAAACCCATGCTGATCGAGCAAAGGAAAACCGCTCGCGTAGGTTTGCACCGGGCCGGGATCGGGGATGTCGTCGAGGGTCGCCAGCTCGTCCGTCCACATCGGCCGGGCCGACGCCAGCGCAGCAACCACGTCGCCCTCGAAGGGCCAGTCGCACCAGCGGCATTTCTCGTCGCCAAGGCGCACCGCAAGATCGTCGCGAAGCTGCGCGAGCTGCGCCGGTAGCGCGATCAGGTAGGCCTCGTGCTCGAAGCCGGTGACTAGCTCGTAGCCACCCGTCGAGGGGCGATAACCGAGGATTTGCTCGCCGCCGCGCAGCGGGTCAACGAGCACGACTTTCGTCGCGCCAGCAGCCCGCACGGCCCTCTCGTGGGCTTGGCTCGAAACGATAACCAGCGGTTCGGTTTTCAGGGTGCCGTGCATGGTTCACCAGCGCGAAGGTTGGAATTTTTTCTTGGCGGGTTTGTTCGCCGCGGCAGCGGCGAGATAGCGCGCGTCCCGGTCGCGCTTTTCCGCTGCGATCTTGGCGAGTTGCGAGGAAACCTGGGCTTCCAACGGGCGGCTGCTGTTGGGCTGGACGTAACCGGCCGCTTGCGTCAGCGCGAGGTCGAGGCGCTTTTCGTCGCCGCCAAATTCGTCAACCCAAAATTGTCGGAGGCCGTTGAAAAGGGTCAGCTTGCCATTTTCAAATTCGACCTTGCGAGTGTCCAAAGGGGATAAAGGGGTTTCACTTGTACGGTTACTTGTACGGTTATCCTTATATGAACCGGCAAACAGTTGCCGGTTTGAACCGGCAAACAGGTTGCCGGTTTGAACCGGCAGATTTTGCCGGTTTGAACCGGCAGATTTTGCCGGTTTGCTTTTTCTGTTTTCTTTGAGCCAATTGGTGAAACCAACTAACTCTATTGCGTCCACGTCGCGCCCACCCCCAGCCCTAGCTTGCTTATGGACCGCAAGCACCTTGGCCTTGGCGAGCTTCTTGATGTGGTTGCGAACCGTGCGCTCGCTTGCGCGGGTTTCGTCGCAAAGGACTGCTTGTCCGACGCGGCAAAGGCCGCTGTCGTTGAATGTGTTCTCACCAACAATAAAAAGCAGAAGGCGCGACATGGGATTGTCCACGTCGAGCGTCTTCACAAATGCAATCGCGTCAACGCTCAAGGCGCCGCTCCTGTGTATTCCCAAGAGCGCGCTATTGACCCGACTACTCGACTGCGTTAATGATTTGCGCAGTGAGCGTAAGGGCAAACAGCACGCCCGCAAAAACCAGCACGCTGGTTACAATCTCAAACGCAACCGATCCGCCCGGATCACAAAATCAGAAGGCTCCACCTGGCAGGGTTGGAGCCTTCGTCGTTTCAATGCGCCCCCGTCAAAACCGCCAGAAAGAAGCACCCAATCGCGACAATCCAGATTGTCCCGATGACGAATGCGGCTATTTGCGTTTGCATTGATCGTGCCTTTGAGAAAATCGGGGCACTCGGCACAAAGCCCCAAGTCCTGACGAGGAAACGCCCAATGCGGGCCAGTGGCGATGCGTGGCATCACCGGAGAGCGCAGACGGGGAACCCATGGGAGAGGTCAGCGGCCTCGCGGCACGCCGCATCTGCACTCACCGCTGACGCCACAAATTCAACGGGTTACGCGGTTTAGTTCGAGTTCATCTTTATGCATCTATACCGACGCTGGACCGGGGCGAGCTGGTTTCCCAAATCGCCCCGGTCCTCTCCCCCGCGTCCGGTCGGTACTCCCGACCCTGGGCACGCATAACGCGGGGGTTACGCTACTCGCTTTGCTCGGTAGGGGTTGCCCACCAGCTCGGCGTTGATCCCGAACACCATCGGGTCAACCTGATAGCCTCGCTGCCCAAGTTCGACGGCCATCCGGTAATGCCAGCCGGGAGGGATGTAGTCCCGTTCCAGCCAGTTTGAGACGGCGGACGTGCGAACGTTGCACCACTTGGCAATAGGCTTATTGCCGCCGAACGCTTTGACGACATCGGCAACGGAGTGTAATACGGGTTGTTGTTTTGCCATGAGAATATAATTCACACATTGTGACTGTTGTCAAGTTCGCATCGCGTGAATAGCATTCGCGCGTGCCAATCACGACAATGGGCACATGACAACAGATGCTGCTGGGGAAAAGTCGGTGGCGGCTATCGGCCAGCGATTGCTGCTCGTCCGACAGGTGGAAGGCCTCAATCAACGGGCCTTTTGCAGGAGGGCTGGCATCGCCCATAACACATACAACCAATACGAAAAGGGCGAGCGCCGACCAAGCATCGACAACGCTATTTTACTGGTCGAAGCCTACGACTTGACGCTCGATTGGATTTATCTCGGCGACCCTTCTGGGCTTCGCTACGAGACTGCCGATGCAGTGAAGGCCTTGCAACAGGCTCGACCGCAGAAATCTCGGTAGCGCACTAAAAGCCAAGCCGCGCGAGCGTCCCCACCGTCAGTATTCCGGCTATAATCTGCTTGGTGCGCTGAGATCGCCCGTATAAGACGCCGATTTCCTTGTTGCGCCCATCGTTGGCAAACATGTAATTCCATAGACCTATGCGCTTGCACTTAGCGTCAATGGCCACATTCCCAACAACGCTGACATGCGGCTCGCCGCCCTTGTCCACAGGACAACTCGGGGCGGCGCGAATCGTTGGTGCGATTATAGCACAATTTTCACGCGACGTGACTTTTTGTGCTTGACAGTTTCACATGGCGTGAACTATCTTCGCATCTGTCACCCGCTTCGAGCGGGAAACGGATTGAGGGGACAGGACGATGGGCAGGGCACTCCAAATTCTCGGAGCGATAGCGGGGGTCGCAATCGGCCTCGCTGCCTCAGCCATCACGGCCCAGCAATGCCGCCCAACACATCACGCACTCACCATCGGCTCAATGCTGGTTGGCGGGTGTGAGGAACAAGACGAGACAATCGCGAAACTCGGAAACTGAGGCAGGGGGCATGGAATATCAGATCAAAAACCGTTGGAACGGCGCGGTGATTTTCACCGCCGACATCGAGTGCAGTGTTGACGCGACCGAAGGCGTCAAGCTCGGGCTCGCCGTCAAATTGGCTTACAAAAGCGGTGCCAACCTGCGCGGTGCCAACCTGAGCGATGCCAACCTGCGCGGTGCCAACCTGAGCGATGCCAACCTGCGCGATGCCGACCTGAGCGGTGCCAACCTGGGCGGTGCCGACCTGAGCGGTGCCAACCTGCGCGATGCCAACCTGGGCGGTGCCGACCTGAGCGGTGCCAACCTGCGCGATGCCAACCTGAGCGATGCCAACCTGGGCGATGCCAACCTGCGCGATGTCAACCTGCGCGGTGCCGACCTGCGCGGTGCCAACCTGGGCGATGCCAA